TGGTTAGTTCCCAGCTTACCTGCTGAGTAATCCATAAACTCATAGACCTGACCACACACAACTTCATCGACAGCCTGTGCCTGAGCAACCAGAGCAGGTTGGAGATACAGATTTACCAGATCCTTGAAGGACTTGGATTCCTCACCATCCTTGATCGTAAAGGATACGTGAATGTGCTGATTCAGTTTGACAGGAACGTTAGTAGCCTGTGCATCCTGCACCGTTACTTCATCAGCGTCCGTCTTACGTTTTGCAACGAAAGTGTTCGGACGATGAGCGTTAACGACATCACCAAAACTTGCTATTTCGTTTTCGAAATCACGATATACAAGGTTTGCCGCAACCATATTGGCTTCCAGAATCATCAATGACTCCTGTGCCCAGACCTCAGGGATCAGAGCATCATTATCATTAGCAAACACTGACTGCCATATCTTATAACTTTTATGCATCTTCTTGTTCTCCTAGGATTTAATAATCCTTTTTGTTTTTATTAGATCTTGCCCGCTCTCCGAGCTTCCCTATATGCCTTAGGGTCTTTAGCAAGAGCAGCCATGTCAGCGTCCTTTCCGTCACCAGTATTACTACCGCCAACTCCGCCAACACCTTTGCCCTTGAACAAGTTCCCATACTTAGGAAGTTCAGTCATCCTCTTTACAGCTTCCTTCACAGAAAGGGTAAGAGTAACAGGCTTACCATCTTTATCGGTATCCTCGAAGATAACTTTCGGGTTGTACCGTCCATTTGGCTTGCCGCTATCATCCAAAGCTTCTTCGAGCTTTGTTGCCGGTTTCAGAATAGCGACCACTTGCTCGGGAACGAAAGCTTCATTCTCGATTGATGAGTCGATAATCGAACGCTCAATAGTCTGATGCGTAAATCGCTGTTGCCACGAATCACGCTCAGAGATTACTTTTTTCAAGTCCTCGTCATACTTCTTGACGAGTTTGTCTTTGTCCTTCTTCGCAAGTTCTTCCTTGGTCAGAAGGTCATTCTTCATACTTTCCAATCTCTTTTCGAGATCAGAACGTTCATCGTCTGTCAAAGTAGCTTTAGCTTTAAGGGCTTCAGCTTCTTCTATAGCCTGTTTGATCCGTGTTTCGTGCTTGCGCCTATCGTCAGCAAGGATTTTATTAACCTGCTCTTGTGAGAGCATCTTACCCTTGTCGCCTTCAGCTCCAGCTCCAGCTCCAGCTCCAGCTCCAGCTCCAGCTCCAGCTCCAGCAGCTCCAGCTTCTCCTTCGCCTTCGCCTTCGAATACACTGTACCACGGATTGTTTAATACTGTCTCTATCATGTTCTTCATTTCTTTCTCTCCTATGAGACCCTATAAATCGCAAACGTGTTCACGTCACGCAGATAGGGCAATAGGTATCGCCAAGCAACTGAGCTTGCAATTCCCGCTACTATGTGCGGTGGTGGCGTCGTACGATCATAGGTCGATCTTACGTTAGCATATCCTTGAGAAACCATATTTAGTTGCTCAAATTCTAACTCTATGTCAAAACCATCAAGGAGTGCAAGTGCCACCTCAGCACAAGCTTTCTTGATGTCACTCGGTACTGCCGTATCGGCATCCCTAGGGAATTGATTTGCCTGATCACTATCAGTCATTTCCCCGAGATAGTTAAGTCTGTCAATAGCTTCTGTCGCCATAGTTAATGATGCAGTTCGTTGTGCATCCGTAGCAATAGTATACGCCTCAACATTAAGGCGTGTTGTTGCCCACGTAGCAAACTCTGCAAGTGTCATATAATTAGCCATTTACTTACCCTCCCCACGAGTCTTGTCACTCACCTTATCATCTAGTGTGGTGTCACGTGACACTACCTTTTCTTTACTTGGAGCTTTCGGGTCGGCACTCATATCTGTCATACCCCTATTAGCAGGGTCAGTCTGTGCTAGCTGGATTCTAGCAATCCTTTCGGAGTGCTCAACCTTGGCTAATTCAGCTTGTCCCTTCGGGTATAAACGTGCTTGGCTAGCTAGCTCAACAGTGACTAGACCATTCTCTATGTCAGTGGTGAGGATATCAGGATCAATTACAATGACATCGGCTTTGTCGATTTCATCGTGCATTCTCTTGAGGTCTGTTGCAGTGACGCGATATCCAACCAGAGTTGTTATAGTCTCTTTAGCAACTTCTCTCTGATAGGTAATAGAAGGGATGTTTGGAATCAACTCAATGTTTTCCTTAGCTTCCTTCCGTCTATCTTCGGCAGTCTTAAGACTATATGTCTCAGGATAGGATATCTTTGCCTCACCGCGGAATGATTCATATTCATTCCATATATTTGCAATACGCTCTTCAGCATATTGTAGTTCCATACCAATGTACGAAAGTCCAGCTTCAAGACTTCTATTATCTTCCTGCTTGCTCTCAGCAGAGGCTCTAACAGGTGCAAGTCCGGAGACTGCAAGATTAACGAGTTGTCTAATTTCAGCTTTTAATTGATCTTGTTTTGCCATTGATGCCATCAATGGTTCAGGTGATGGATGTATGAATCCTGGTCGTTCGATACCTTTAGGGTATCTACGTCCTTGGGCACTTCCAAGTTCAGCTTGATTTGCCTTCGCCTTGTTAGCCTGAATAGCTTCACCATCTTTGGTTGTTTCACTAGAGTCAATATCCGAATAAGCCTTACGCATATGTGCCATTTCAACGGCAATATCAAATTGCTCTGTATAGAATGGGAAGTTACTCTTTAGTGCATAGTTGATATCGGATGATGCCAGATTCGTTAGTGCCACTTGATAGTCAGCCACATCAACCAACAGACTCTGGGATAATTCAGCAATCACAAACGGTATCTGTGTTAATGCCAATATCTCAGACTTAAGCTTTTCGCCATTAAGATTATAGAAAGTAACTATAACACCTGAATCAGTAAGTCTAAGATGTCTATAAGATTTCTGATTTGCGACGGTAAGACCTGTGATTGTATCAATCAGAGGGGTAGTGTCAGCAAGTAACAGAGAAGTAAGCTCACCATTTTTAGACATCGACCACGCACGTATTTCTTCAGCCTTGTAGATGTATGTGTAAGGGCGTATCTTATTGGTATCATTGCGACTTGCATTTATAGGAAGAGGATCTTTATCTACGTAGATTCCAACCTTAGCCATTGACAGGAGTTCAGGCAGAACTATTCTTCCAATAAAACCATTCATAGAGTTTCCGGTATAATCAATACCATTGTCTTCACCAACAACTGCTTTCTGATAGGTCTCTGACCCACCAGTACGTTGAATATCAACAAGTCTCTGGTAGATAGCGTTCTTGATGTCAATTACAGATGCTTTTGCATGTGCCGCACAGTAGCTCATACGTTTGCGATCTCTAAAATCACCCCAGTCTTCTCTGTGGGAGAACCGTTCTAAGTACTTATCGACGAATACTTTACCGCCTTCAAACGTCAAACGATACTTTGACCAATCAGTAATAGACGCATCGTAACTTGGATGTGTCATATTCTGAATCTTAATGTCAAATACAGATTTCCAGATTCTCATACTACTCCCTTTATATCTTGCGAAGCCATTAGCCCTGCCGCCAGTGGCAATGCAATCTCACAATAGTTACGCGCATGTGCAAAGTGATCCGCCTCATTCCCTGTAATGTATGAACCTACTGGATTGTCATTTTTATCCTTACGGTACACGCGAACAGGTGCTTTTATATGGTCTTTATACTCTAATGACAAGTCCTTGGGAAGATGTAAAGCATTACGTTTAATCCTACCCAATGATAAATCCATCCAAGACGTTCTATCAACGGTCACTGCATGTTCTTCGTCCGCATGAAGATGTATTGTCTTGCCTGCCACATTATTACCATAATAGCACATTCTAACAAAACCCCAAAATCTTTGGGCAAATTCAATAGCCTTTCTACGTTCTGGATTTGCGTCAATCACACAGAACTTAACATTGTACTGATGCATTAACACATCTAATTCTTCAAAGTGTTGACGTTTGCCTTCCCACATTAGTCTACCTGTAGCCATCAAACTTATGTCTGTTGAAGGAATCATACCTTTCTCAAAGAACCACTGTGTGATCTCAATATGCAGCCATTTACCAACGTCTACGCCCATTGTGCATAGTGTATCTGCTGGACATGATTGTATCTTTGTATATCCGCGTGTACATTCTATGATTTGAGCATCAGATATCTTCGCACCTTCTACAGTATGCGTCTCACCCATCTTTGAGTTCCAATACTCTTGCTCATCAGCAGGATTAGTTTCAGCTTTGATTTTGCTAATCGCAATTTTATATGGAGGCATTGACATTGAGTATAGTTGGTTAATTTGGAAGCCCCTAGCCATCTGATTAGTTTTCTGCTCAACCCAATGTGCCGTACCGCCAGACTTTTTATCCTTAAGAAAATTAACCTTCTCTTCATGTGGTAGAATATGCTTGCATGAAGTACAGATAATATGAGATTTCATAATCTCAGCATCACTAATATCATCGGATGTGACGATCAGACAGTCACCAGTAAGTTCAATAAATCTGCTACAGTAAGGGCACTGGAAGAAATAGTGTTCTTGTGATGAATCAACAAAATAAGCATTGATTCCATATTTATCAATGGTTGGTGTAGATAGTAAGAAGTTTTGGATTTCATCTGCATTTTGTCCAGACGTTTTTTCAAATGCCAGTGGGATATTTGCCTGAATCATTTCATCAACTTCGTCAAAAATCATCTTGGCGACAGGTACTGACTTTAACTGACTTCGTGATCTACTTCCACGAATAAATAGGTTAGCAGACCCTGCCCTCTTGTGTCCAACATTCTTTACGTTCGAGAATATTGTTGCAAGATGTGGACTAAGTTCGAGAGCAGGGTCAAATCTTGATGTCGAGAAATCACTAGCGTCAGGTTTTGATGCAGGTAATACGTACATTACACTTAAGCCTTTAACGTCGATTGCATAAAATGCTTTATTAAGAGCTGTCTCAGTATATGCCATCTGTGCTGCTTTTTGACCAATCATCATTTCTGCATTGCAGTCATGCATCTCACGTGACCAAGGATGATGTTCGAATTTCCATAAGCCAGGATAAGGTTGTCCCATAACACGATATGATTCTGCCCATCGACTACAAGACGTAATAGTACGTCTTTTAAGACCAGCACCTATTCGCTTAGCAGCAAGTCTCGTTAATTTATGGTCTAATACTAACATTTATTTGCTCGAATGTCCGTAAAGGTATTTAAACAGTCCCTCAGGGGTGTATGAAAAGTCAAGATTCAAGAAGTCTTTAAGGGCAGCCCTACAAGCTGTAATTACAAACTCATTGCAGGTGTACTTACCATTATTAAAAGCATTTATAACTCTTGTAGCCTTGCGTTTAAAGTACTTAATCCAGATAAAATACACGAGAATCTGTCTTTTATCGTAAGCATCCCCATGAAGTGTACATGCTTCATCCCAGATTCTAGTAATAGTGTCTGAATCTTCGCTAAGGGGTAACTCACAAACACTTTTTACTTTTCCATCTATGATCGCTGCTTCAAGTTGTACATAAGGAGTAATCTGTACGCCACCTTTGAGATGAGATTCATAAATCAATGTTGGTTTATCATTACTTTCGAACTTAAGATAGACGTGTGAATATTTACCGCCATCCAATTCTTCTATAATCAGGGATATTGGCGTTGTACCTTCTGACCAACCTATGGACAGTTTCGTAAACATTATTTAAGTCTCCCTGCTAACGCAAATTCTATATTAGACCATGCTTTTTCATGATTGAATGAGAACCAGGTCTGTTTGTAAAAATGAACATCCTTTATCAATGGCTTATCCGCAACACTGATGTGAGAATCTTCATAGTAGCACCAGTCCAATGCCACCCATTCATTATCAGAGCATCGGCAGTAAGTCACATAGGCATGACCGCCCGTTTCAGCGGTTGGTGCCGCTTGGACGATCCCTGCTGCAACGCGGACTCTCCAGCTATCAGAAGCTGGTAGAGCTGTTAGAAGCATAGAAGCCATTAGAATTGCACCATCTTCACAATCTCCCTTGAGCATCTCAAGAGTCTCTGCTGGGAATAACCAATACTCTGATCTGCCGATTGCTTCATCCGGTGTATATAGTATTGATCTCACTACAAACTTCTGGATATTCTGCGCTGTCTCATCATTTGATTGCCCAATCAACTTACATTCTCTTAGAATTTGTTGGATCTCGGAATCATCCGCCCATACAAAGTGTCTCACATCCATATCATATGGTTTGCCAGTAGGTAGTGGGCGACCAGAGTATGTCTGAATGATCTCAGGATGTTTTTGTTCCCAGTATTCTTGAGTTTTCATTTTCTAACTACCTTCACGATGTTACTGCGAAACTTGCCAGATTGATCAACGAACATCGTCCACACATCCGCGTCTGGTGCTGGCATTGAGTGACCATTATAGTGAATATCATAGACATTTACAAGAGTCTTAGCTTGCTGTCCACCTACCGACCAGTGATCAAACTTGCCGCCTACAATTTTTCCATCTCGTTTATAGAAGAGGCAGGGCATTGCATCGCATAATTTTTCTCCATGCATTACACGAGTCCATCCCAGTCCAGAGTAATCAACGTAATCTGTATAGATCATTGTAAAAGTCATATTAGCCGAATTTATCTTGGCAACCCTAGATGCATTCGCATAATTACTTCCTAGCCAGGTTATACTATTTATATCAATAGTCTCTGTAACCTGTTCTGGCTCAGCCTTTGGATCAGCCTTTGGCTCAGCCTTTGGCTTCATACCCCAAACCTTATCCCACCAAGAGAGTATTTGTTTGTACCAGATCATGAATGACCCTCACACTTACGAATTACTTCGCTCATTCTATTTATTGATCCATCAACAGTTAGTACCGACTTTTCAAATCCGTCCAGAGCCTTAGAGACTCGATGTGACGCATCTGCATTCTGTGAGATTGCTACACTGTTCTCCGCGAGTAGTGTCGAAAGTGTCGCTGAGTTTTCCTTGTCAGTCGTTCGGTCAATCGCTAAATCTTTACGCCAGATTGAGAACATCAAGCCAATCGCCAAAAACTCTATCACGGCTACATACGCCAAAACCATCTGGGCGGTTCCTATTGATAGTTCTCCGATAGCTGTATCAGCGTTAATTTGCCCTATAGCTGGAATTGACAGCAATGTTCCCACGAACAATGTACTCAGTAACTTCATCTATTCTCCCTCTACTGGAAATAGGATTGCGGTTAGCCATTTCTTCATTCTGCCACCCTACCCTCACCAAGGAATGGTGAATAGATATCGTCACCCAGCATCTGGAACAGGAACATGGCCGAGATGACCTTCTTGGTCAGGTCAGCCGATTCCTTGATCTTGTCTTCTGCGAGCAGGGCATCTATCTGTGCGCTCAGAGCATCAATCATCGCGTCACCTGAATCAACAGGAACAGGAACTGGCAAACCTAAACCAATGAGCGTGTCCTTAGCTTTCTTCTCTCTGTTCTTGAGACTCTGTGACTTAGCGTTCTGCGAGGCGTGTGCCTGCGCTATCTTTCGTGCATCAGCATCCGCGTCCGTCTCGATGTCCCACATCTCGCTTGCGACCTTGCCTGCCACCACAATGCGACGTGTTCCTGCAATCTTCTGGTAGCCTTCAGGGAGCGTGAA